GTTGAGAATAATTATGCTGAGGTCTTGCTGTTTGACTATGATAAGATGTCACGAGTACCATCAGATCCCATATTGTGTGCGAAATTGGGGGATCTATGGCACGAATACATGAGTTTTAGACAGAAATATGCTAGTAATACGATTGTTCGGAATTTCTTGAACGCCTACCAGGGCAATATTCAGAAGTTTTATGAGAAAGCTAGTACTACAAATCCGAAACCCATGGAGCAGAGATTGAAACCTGTCGGAGTGTTTCTTTTCGGAGGTTCTGGAGTTGGTAAGTCTACTCTTATCAATTTCATGAATGTAAATATCTTGAGAAGGAAAGGTTTGATTAATGATGATACACCGCCAGAAGAGATTGAGAGATTGATTAATACCTGTGTTTATGCACGAGCCATGGAGCAAGATTTTTGGGATCGTTATCAAAATCAGTTGATTTGCGTCTATGATGACATTTTTCAGTTGAAAGATCATGATCAGGTTCCAAATAAGGAATACTTCGAGATGATAAGAGCGGTAAACACTTTTGCTTATCCGTTGCATAAAGCTGAGCTGTCAGAGAAAGCGAATTCTTATTTTACATCTGAGTTCTTTATGGGCTCTACTAACTTGAGGGTTATCAAACCGAAGAGTACAGTGGAGACGTCTGCAACTTTGTCCCGCATGCACTTGAATTACGCAGTGAGAATTAAGAAGCAGTATCGGAAGGATGAAACTTCGCAGTTTTCCTGGGATCAGGGAAACAATGCGCAGTTTGGAATTGACGCTGAGAAAGTGCTGGGATTGACTGGAGACGCAATGTCACTTGATGTGTATGAAATCTTTAAGTGGGATCCAGCTACTGGCCACGTTATGGATCATGCTGAGCCCATTACGTTGGAAGAAATGGAGGAGCAGGTGTGGAACAAGCATTTGTCGCACGCCGAGACGAAGAAATCTTCTACAGCCATGTTGGTTGAATATGCTAGAAGATTGAAGGAGAAGAACAAACCTGTTATTGTCCCTGCAGTTGAAGACGCGCCTGTGGAGAGACCGGCTGTCGAGCAGGAAGCCGTGAATTTTGGTGTTCATGAGCCCGCGTGGATAGAGCGAGATGATGGACTGCAACGTAGTTTGTATCAGTGGTCTGTGTGGCTTGGAAATAGAGGTTTTCCTTTCGATTTTTGTGCCTATGTTGAATCACTTGGGGAAAATGATATGGATTCCTTATATAGTGCTATTGAAGCTATAACTCTTGTGCGACCTGGAAAATTGCGGAGCTTGCTGCAAGGTTTCTCATCATTGCTTGATAGACGAGCTGATCAGGCTTTTGTGAAATCTAGAGATTTGATGATTAGAACCGTGGCTGAGGCTAGGATGAAGTCTCAAACTATTTATGAGAAGACGAAAGAGTTTGCGCTGAATCACGCTTCTGTATTGACTGGATTGACAGCTATAGTTGGTATTCTTGGTGCTGCTTATGCGTGGCATCAGAGTAAAAAGAAACCGGAACTGATAGAGATTGTGCGTTCTGCTCCTATAGATTTGGAATGTATGCACGATCTTGATGCTTCTCCCATATTTTATCAAACGAGAGATGGTGGTATTAAGATTGTTGCTATTGACGATGGTCTATCTATTAATGGTAAACAATTTGAATGGACAGCATATGAGAATTGTGATGTCATGATTTGTACAAAATCTATGTCTGCTCAGATATTTAAGGATATTGGGGCTGATGTGGTGGAAAAACCGATTAGCATAACGAAATGTGTGGCGTGCATTCCAGCTGAAGTGAAACCATCAGGATTGGAGCTTATTGAAACGGTACAGTATGAAAGTGGTACTGCTAAGCAACACGCCCAGAAGGTTTCTATTGAAAGTGGAAACGATAAAGATAAGAATGTCAAGTCTATGATAGAAAGTGGTATAGCTAAGGCTATGCAGCAGCAAGTTAAAGTTGAGAGTGGTGTTGCAAAACAAGTGGCCGCGAAGGTGGTTTTGGAATCTGATATGAAGGTGGCTTTGGAATCTTTTCATAGTCATCAGAGTATGGAAATAACTAGAGTTGTTAGACAGGCTTATGGCTTTGTATTGACCACTGAAGGACGTTATGTCGCTCCAGTGTTGAATGTGGGAGGTCGTGTGGCTTTGATGAATCTGCACTATTGGAAGAGAGTGCCAGAGAAGTTCAAGTACAAACTACCATATGGAAAGAATGCTTTCTTTTCTGTTGAAAAGAAAGATGTTACAGTGAAACCATTTGAAAGAAAGCCTGGTCAGGAATCTGATTTGGTTTTGATTGTGTGGCCTCGAGTTATTCCCGTGACTCGAGATCTGATGAAGAGTTTTATTGACCAAGATCAACTCGGGTCGCTTGTTGACGCAGAATTTGTATTGCTATCGCCTGGGTTGTATGATGATAATGGGACTGCTCAATCTTTCATGCATAAATCAGGTAAAATAGATCGAGTTGAAACGGCAATGAGAGAAGTCATACAGCTGGGCCGTAAGATTACGGGTTTGGAGATCTATTCAAGAGAATGTAGAACTGAGCCGGGAGATTGCGGTGGAGCTTATGTATTGGATGATAATAGGTTCCGGGGTAAAATATGCGCGATCCATTTCGCTGGTCAATTGACTGGTGGAGCTGTTGGAGTGCTTATTACTAGGCAAGATCTTGAGAAGTTTAAAGATATAGAATTTGAGTGTGCTGCATACGATCCAAGTTGTGAGGAATTGCCTGTGGAGGGAGTGTTATTTCATGCTCGTACTCCACCGGCTCCTCTACCGATTGTCAGTGGATTTGAACCAACTAAGATTAAGGGTCTTGTTGATGATTGTGGAACTGAACCTGTCAAGTTATCAAAATTTCTTCAACCTGAAGGCCCTGGTGTATTGGGTCTTAGGAAAGTTGGAGGTTTTGTGTATCGCCCAGATGATGTTCCTTTGAAAATGGCTATCGATTCCTATTCTGAGAAGGTGTTTTCCGGAGCTCCACATGAGGAGTATGAGAAACGTGTGTTAACTTTTGAGGAGGCCGCCGGTGGAATTGAAGAAACACCGTTTGTGAAGGGTGTCAATCGTTCAAGGTCTCCTGGATATCCTTGGGTTCTCTCTAAGGGAGGAAACAAGGGCAAAAGACAGTGGCTTGGAAATGATGAATGGACTTTTGGAGAGCAGTGCGAGCCTTTGCGTAAGGCTGTTCATGATAAAGTGGCTGCGGCGGCTACTAGAGTCTGGATACCTTCTCCTTTTATCGATGCGCAAAAGGATGAGACGAGACCGAAAGGTAAAAAGACACGAGTGTTTTCTATGGCTGCCCAAGAAATGGTGATTGCTTTGAGGATGTATTTCCTTGGATTCTTTTCTTATTTAATGCGGAATCGCATTGATAATGAATTGGCTGTAGGAATTAGATCTCAGTCTATGGATTGGCATAAGTTGGCCAGAAAGTTGACTTCTAAAGGTGATTGTGTGATTGCTGGAGATTTCACTGATTATGATGGAAACTTGAACCCGTCTTTTCTCTGGGTTGTGTGTGATATGGCTAATAGGTGGTATAATGATGGCAACGAAACGATTAGGGAAATCTTGTGGCTTGACGTGGTAAATTCCATGCATGTCGCGGGGGATTTCCTCTATCAATGGAGTCATTCTCAACCATCTGGGAACCCTGGAACAGCGATAATAAATTCTATCGCTAACAGTTTGATGTGTAGATATGTATATTATTCAATGGCGGTTCATGCTGATAAGTTATTACCTTTCAACGATGTTGTTTCCATGATATCCTATGGAGATGATAATGTACTGAATGTATCAGATGAAGTCATAGATTGGTTCAATCAATTGACTATGTCCGAGATATTTCCTACTATTGGAATGGTGTATACGGATGCAGACAAATCTGTCGTACAGCGCCCCTATGTTTCCATCCGGGAGGCTAGTTTTTTGAAACGTGGCTTCCGGGTGGAAGATGGTGTATGGTATGGACCTTTGGAACGTAAGTCCATAAATAATCGACTGGAATGGCAAAAGAAAGGATCGAATGTGGAAACGTTGATTGAAAATGCTAAAGCGGCCATTGCCGAGTGGGC